CTCTCAAAGAATTCATTCTTATCTGGGAATTTCTCACTTACCAATTTCTTCTTACCTAGAACGGTTTCTGCAATATAGTCCAATGCCATTGACGGTAGCGTTCCCCTTTGAGCATCATTCCATTGTCTCTCAAATGCCAAGTCTAGTGGGAAACATATTCTTCCCTTGATAGGCTGATATATGGGAGAGTATGACTCTACTACCCTGTTGCTAATTGTAGGGTTATTCTGCTTCCAACCAATTCCCATAACTTCTTGATATGGAGATAGTAGTCTAGCGTCAATTCCATTTTCAACAAGTCTCTTCAATAACTTAGGTAGGTCGAATTTCCACCCGAACCAAGAAAGAAGCATATCTGGGTCTGTATCAATAACGTATTTCAGAAACTTAGCAAGCATAGTAAACTCACTATTGTCATATTCATCATCAACATCTGGAGTCCACATAAAAGTGGAATACTCCTTAGTGAAACTATCATATGCCACAATGCAAGTAATTGCTCCTTCTTCTTCATGTGAATCACTAACCCATTCCATATCCCAATACATCTTTCTCATTTCATATGATGGCATATCCTCAATACAATCAACTGCATAGCGATAATGATATGGAACATCGGCTTCATAAGTCTGAATGGGAATACCATTTACTGCTTGCTTAGAGAGATAATCAGACATCTTCCTACTATATTCTGGAAGACTAGGTTTCCAAGTCACCTTCAACAATGAATCACCGTGTAGATTTACTGCATCTGTTTCCTCAAAGAAACATCTAACATTTACTCCACCATGTCTATCTTTAATCCAAACTGTTTGGTTTATTTGGTCAGACATAAATTCTATTCCATAATTAAGGACGTAGAAATATGGTTGAAAATCATTGAAGGATATTTCTTCTCTCTTAACCTCACCATCTATTCTTTGACTTAGTGATATTCCTTTTTCTATTTTTGATATTATCATTCTATCCCTCTACAAAAGGTGCTTTGATTATTGCTCTATCTTCGGATGCTATTACGATGGGTGCATCATCAGACATTCTGATGGTAATTCCTTCTCCCTCAAAGAAAGTGAGGAACGGGCCACTAAATTCTACTGTGGCAGATTCACCTTGCCAATCAGACATTCTGATATTAGCGGTGAAATAATTCGTTGGACTACTAGAAGTAGAAATGGTAAACGTTTCATCTTCTTCGTTTAAGTCAAACTTGTATCTTCCCATGTCAATATTATCACAACCTTTGATTGGGGCTTCTAAGTGAAGTGAAGAAACATTCAATGCGGTTGGTAGTTTAGTCTTACCAACAATATATTCCGTTTCATCTTCTCCATCCCAAACCATCGCATCTTTGTCAAACGATTTTATTCTCGCTATAATAGCAGGGTTGGGGTGATTCAACAATAGGGGTAAAGCAGATTTACCTGTGACATTAGAATCAATCACAATTTTATCTGATACTTGTATATTGATGGAACCCTTGAACACCTTCAAGTGTGATAGCAGTCTACTAATTTCAACTGTCATCTCACCTTCTTCTACTACTGTAATCCCCGGCATTTTGATGTAGCAAATGCAAATGTGATTTCCATTGTAGATTAGCAGGTCATCCCCTATTGCCTCTATAACTACGGCATCGGGGAGAGAATCATTCTTAGCCCCACCACTAGAGAAGTATTTTCCCTTCAATCTAATCCTTTCTATTTCTTTTATCAATTTTTTACTATCTAATACAATATGCATACTACCATATCCAATCACTCTTCATTCTTATGGAATCCTTCTTTCAATTCTGGAATACCAAACCATTCATTTCCTTCTGGAGATACTTTGAACACTACCCATTCCTTACCAACAAGAGAAGGATTTGTTTTACAACCTTCTAATCTTGCCACATATTCTGTGTCCTTACCTTTCTTTCTCTCGTTTATCTGAATCATTTGAAGCATCTTCTGTGGAACAGACTTATGCCAATCTGGTTCAAAACCAACAGGAACAGGAACTGCAACACCATCATAGATTGCTTTCATGTGAGTCACGAAGAACCTATCACATTGTAATGCTACAAATGGATTGATTACCCTATCGTGTATCTTGTTTCTTATTCTCCAATCTAGAGCCTTTACCTTTAGGCTATCAGTATCATGAACAATCTGTCCGGTTCTCTTAGCATCCTTAACTAGATGTTCTCTTAGTGCATCACTTGAACCTTCATTGACTTTATCCACTCCATCAAGAATAACTGCTTTGATGTTTCCTTCTTCAATCATAGTCTTAGTCTCATCCAACCAAGCATGACAATTCTCAAAGGTTTCAATCCAATCTGTGGAACCATCTTTCTTGTATTCGATGGGAACGTAAATCTCAATGTTCTCATCTTTATCCCAAGCAGAATGCCAAGTTGGTGTGCAACCGTCATCCAAATCTAGAACCCTAATCTTCATTCCCTTTTTGATTTCTTCTTCGGTTCTACAATCCATAGCAGTTCCAGATTTTCCGGTTTTAGGATTACCTGCAATAGAGCAACATAGGAATGCCTTTTCTTGTGCAAGCCTATTCTTTACTTGTTGCCTTATTTTCTCTCTCCTTTCTTCATAAGACATTACCGGAAGTTTCTCCGTATTCATTCCTTTCTTATCTGTCCAACTCATTTTATTCACCAAACTCCACATTTTCATTCATAGTTATTGATAGCAATTCATTTAGCCCTTCAAAAGAAACTTTCATCCTAATCTCCTTACCGGAAATAGTATGGAGTTTTGCCCAATACTCTCCGGTTTCATGATTCTTTTTCCAAGTTAGAAAATCTATGTTTCCCACTTTGATAGCATAACTGCCCCCATGTATGACAGGAATACCCATGTCGCAGTATGTTATGTTGAAAGCGGAATAATACCCTTTCATTTCAGTCATGCAATCAAATCCAATCTGTGTTATCCTCTACAGGTGCATCAGTTGTGGATGGGCCACCTCTCTTGTCAATTACATAAAGTCCCGATACGTTGATTGATACAGGTCTAACGTTTCCTTCGTCATCTGTTCCTTGTGACGTTCTACCAACAACAATTACTTGGCTACCAATACCGAAGTCAATATCAATATGAGAGGGAACCCAACAAGTCACTCCGTTGTTATATCCATCATCATAATCGAAATCAGCATTTAGGTCAGTTAGATTCACAATCCTATTTCCGTTTCCGGTTGGAGTCATGTTCACACTAGAAACCGTTCCATCTGTAAAGACAAACCTATCATTGTATTCCTTGTTAGTCACAGTAGAATGGTATCTATCCAAATCCACAAGAGGACTGTAGTTGCCCTCACTTCTTTGCATTAACTCGTCTTGCATTGATAACTCAGAAGCATCATGTTTCTTCTCATCTCCATCAGCCAAATCAGCATTGACTGTTAGGGATAGTAGTGTCTGTTCCTTTCCACCATGAATCCTCGTATTGTTGCTTGAGTTTACTATGCAATCAAAATGCACTAACTCAAAGGTTGGTGGAGTGAAATCCACGGATGCCTCTCCCTTGTAATTGAAGAAGTATTTACCCATAACTCCATTCACTTCACCAATGAATACACCACTTCGCCTAAATTCAGTCTTAGGTAGGGGCTTACCGAAATTCTTGTTCTCGTTTGCACCATACATCTTCGTGTAATCAACAGGAACAAGGAATTGTCCGTTATCCAATTCAACGTGATTATCTGGTAGATTCTCAATCATACCAACCTTTTCCTCATCTTCATGCATTCTTCGCATTTCATAACCATCCCCATCAACGGTGATTACTGCTACCTTACCGAGCCTATAGCAAGTTTCTGAATCTCTCTTGTATTCATTTACTACTCTTTCTCGTTGAAAGGCCATCATGTCCCTAGCATCATCGAGGGAAATAAAGAACCCTAGTGCAGTCTTGTAGAAACCACCACTACCAGAAGCGGAGGAATCTCCACCTGCGGCATTTTGTGCATTTCTAACACTACTATACCATTGTCTCAACATTCCCTTAGCCAATAGTGTTTCTTTCTCTGGGTCAATATCATGCTTAGTGCATATTTCCACAGTTTTTTCCTCAACACTATCAGCATCCATGCCTAACATTTCTGCTACTTTTGCTATCTCTTTTTTCATTTCATCATTCATTTTTTCTTTCTCCTATTTTTTTTGTTTGTAAGATTTCCAATATGGCTTCAGCACTTATGACCACTCCGGCCAATATCCAAAACCAATCGGAATCTAATGTCAATATCCCTGCTAACTTCAGCAAGGGAAGTGTAATCAAGAGCAAGCCCCCGATTAATATAATCTCATACCTAAGCATGAGATGCTTTACATCAGCGAGATTTACTTCGCCGTCTTCATTGAAATCTAATATTTTCTTTACCATTTTTATCACCTATACGCATTTTAATTCCACCTTCTATTGTTGTCAAAGAATACCTTATACAATCCTCTCATCAATATAAATGCAAAAAATACCTCTATTCCACTCATATCATCTGTCCTATCATCCAAGAAGCCAATACCTTTGGAGTCATATTGCTACTTCTCCATTCTGCCTCTCCGATAACCCTCAAGAGTTTGAATTTTGTTGTGTGTTGAATATCTAATCCAATTACAACATCATGTAGGTTTACACAGACAGTCTTCATATCAACTGCTTGGTATAGTAAGTTGTGAACCTCCTTGTTTGCATTATCATATTCATTATTCTCCACCATCTGTATTATCTTTTCATAGGGTTCTAGGAGGGATTGGGATTGCTTCAGTAAACTTGTCTTTCCAGAAACTGCCGCTTGTAATTCGGTAATCCCTCTACGCAAATCACCATGCAACCCCTCTATAAACGGTTCTAATTCACTTTCATTCACAATAGGTGTGCCATTTTTCGTTTCATTTTGAATCACTTTTTCTAATGCAAAACGCATTGATTCATTGTTCACTCTCCTAAAGGCATAATTCGCACATCTTGATATCAAAGGCTGAATAATACGAAACCTATCATTACAAGTAATGATGAATCTACAATTATGAGAATACCTTTCCATTATTCTCTTTAGTGCATTCTGTGCATCCTTAGTCATACCATCCATCTCATCCAAGAGAATTATCTTGAATGGAACATCTCCTAGTTTACGAGTGGTTGCTATATCCTTGATTCTATTTCTAACTGTTTCTAGTTTCCTATCATCAGATGCATTAATCTCAAAGAAATTACCTTCTGCCTCATCTTTCAATAGTGACTTTGCTAAAACCAAAGCCGCAGTAGTTTTACCTGTTCCCGCTACTCCATGTAGAAGGACATTAGGCATATCTCTATCTTCAACCCAATGTTCTGCATCAATCACAAAACCCGGTTGCCCTAACAATTCACTCAATTTTTGTGGTCTATATTTTTCTGTCCATAACATACTCATTCTTCTTCATCTCCATTTTTATTTACTATATCTTCTATGTCCTTAATTCTCATATTAGTTCTTTGTAGTAATTTAACTACTACTGCTTCTATTCTTTCTTTCTGAATAGGACTTGTCAATTCTTTTCTTACTATTGTGGCAATTTTCTTCTTATCGCCTTCTGATTTATTTATCAGTCCTTGTAGTCTTTCGACTTCTCTTTCTAGTTTCTGAATTCTTTGCTCATTCTTTGCTTCTGCTTTCATTTGTTTCATGACCCATTCTCTCATAGCAATATTATTGCTCTCTTGAGCATGAACATTAGTCGAAGTGACTAATCTATTTTCACTATAACTACTAGCATCTCTTTTATCGTTACCAATGTGTTCTTCACAAAATTTCCTTCCACCCGCTTTA